CACTCTGGCTAGGCCAGTTAACTCACAATGTGGGGGGCACCCCGACCAAACCATGCGAAAATTCAGCAACACTCTGTAAAGGAGGCTGGTCTTGAAGCCCACGGTGAATGCGTTAGCATTCACTCTGGCAACATTGTTTTTGGTATCCCAACTACTACTTTTACTACTAAACCTTCCACTCCCATTGGTAATATTACCAACCACTTAGAAGCCATTGAGTCCGTCAAGTCTCAAGGTTTCGATGTGGATACACTCATTTCAGGTGTTAAGAGCAATCTTAATACACAGCGCAAAATATACTCACCCGCGTCACCTGAAAAGTTCCATCCACAAGGTGGAAATTCGAGCAGAGAATCTTTTTCTAACGACCCAGAGATAGAGAACCTGCGCGCCATTGCAGATTACATAGCTGAAACACTGCAAGCCCATGGAGACGCAACTGCTTTTCCTTTTCCCATTAACGAAGATACTTTTCCCCCAGAAGTTCTTCGTGCAGCCATCACCACACAAACACTACCATTAATCACTTGTTGGTGTGGTGATTATGCTGTGATGAGATGCAGCCACACTTGTCCTATTCTTTATTGTTCAGATGAATGTAGAGCAATCGGCTCACCCATTCATGAGTGTGCCGAAGTGCCATCGTGGTATGATTACCCTGATTGTTCCGGGTCAGTCCCACATGGCACATTAGCAGAGTACGTGGTCAGCACACCTCCCCCATCTTCTTGCTCTACATGCCATCTGCGAGCTACTTACCATGAGTATTGCTCCACGGAGTGTGTTCCAAGTTATGGTTTCCATCCCGAGATGGAGGAGCCAACAGAGCAAGCTGAAGAAAGTGTCACTCCTCCTTCCTGGACTGATTCCATCTTCAACGTGTTCAAGAAGATCAGGGAGTTCATTTCAGCTGCTGTTTTGTCAACCATTGACTTCATGTCCAAAGCAACTCTCAAACTTTGGGTTAAAGGCATCGTTGATACGATTAAAGCAGCTTTTAAAGATACCAGCAATGCGTCCCTTATTGTTATTATTGCCTTGATTTTTGCTGCTGTCTTAGGCAAGGTTGCTGGTTCAGTCCTGACCAGCCTCATCTCAGTTGTCATTGACGTTTTCAAAATGATTGCGCTGACGATTTGCTCTACTGCAGGCATGTTTGTTAAAGTTCTAACTAAGACTTTCAAACACATGCAGGAAGAAGTGAAGTTTGAGCCCCAATCCAATGGCCAAGAGGATGGAGGCATTGCATTGTTGGCGACTATACTCAGCAGTGCAACATTAGTTAGTGCTGGAGGAGCCCCGTCCTTACGCACTATAGGATCCTCAATCGCCTTCGCTAGGAATATCAAAGGTGGGCTATCAGAAGCCGGTAGCGGATTCCTCTGGTTGCTCGAGAAGTTGCCAAGCTTCGTCCAGGACTTTTTGTTCCAGAACTTCGGCATCCTTCAGGATTCCGGAGACGTCGAGGCTATGCTTGATGTTGAGAATTTGAGAAAGGACCTTATAACTATACAGAAATCTGCAGGTCCGAGTCTTACCGACCCGGAATTCTGCGATTTGTTTATTGCAAGGTACGTCTCAGTCTCCTCCCATTGCCATGACTCTAAGAATGGCTGGACGAGCCAAAAGAGAACAATGGTTTCGTCGCTTCTTAAGGAGGCGTCAGCCAATGTCGGGCAAGCCCAATCTACTTGTGATAGTAATGAGCGTAGAGAACCCTTAGGGATCATCCTCAAGGGTGAACCAGGGTCTGGCAAGACCCAAATGATTCATGCCATCGCTGCGCACTTCTTTTATAAGTATCCTAAGAAGCAACTGTTCTTCTGGAAGAATTTGAACGACCAATATTGGTCGGGATATGGAAACCAGAAGATAGTCCTCTTGGACGATCTCTTCGCCACCAATGATGAGAAAGCTGAAGCAGATGTAGTTGTAGAGTTACTGCGCTTGATTTCACCCGGCGATATGCCTTTGAACATGCCGTTTGCTGGTAAAGGAAACACTTTCTTTGTTTCAGGAATCATAATTATCACTACTAATCGTGATATGAATGTTCCCCTGAAAATAGCTACCGACTATAGAGCTTTTATGAGAAGATTTCTTTGTTTCACCGTCACCGTGAAGGACCACTTCAAGGACAGTCGCGGTATTGTTGACGTAGGCAAGCTTGCGCTTCTTAGTGATGCTGAGAAGGCTTCATTCCCTCACATTGTTATGCGCCTTAAATTCCTCAAGAGCGCACAGCAGTTTAAGGACACCCAGTCGCAAGGCGTGTTCTTACCTCGGGATGAAGTCCTCACTTTTGACCAATCACTCTTGATCATGCGCGCCGAAATGCTCAAGAAGGAGAGGAATGCTGTAGTAGCCGATAATATAATTGCCCATATCAAAGAAAAGAAGGGAGCGGAGGAAAAAGCCAGTCTTTTCGCTATTTCTTCAACTGTGGCGACAACTATCCCTTTGGAAGCGTTGTCCAACGTTGCATCTGGTCTTAAGCCATTTTTAGACCTAGACGACAAGTTCAACCCGCAAATGGACAGGTATGACGAAGAAGGTAACGACTACAAGCATAACCATGTGCCGTTGCCGGAGCGAGCCGACTGCCTGGGTGACGACCCTTTTGATATGGATAATCAGAAGAATCACCCGGTTATGGATTTTATGTCGCGAGACCATCTTAGCTATAATTGTAATTTTCCTTGCTTGCCTAAAGCTAAATTAACAAAAGGCTTTAATAGATTCAACAATCGTAAGAGGTCTGAAATCCAGAGGGCTGAGCGTCTCGAAGAGAAGCTTCTCGAGGCCCAGGCCCCCAACGTGGCGGCTCTTGACGCTGCCATACAGTTTATCAACGAGTGTGACGTTTCGCCTTCGCCTTATGATGAGCACCGCTTAAAGACTCTTCTGAACCCAGACAACACCTGGCAGAAGATTTTGAAGTCTCACCTCAATAAGGCAGCGAGCTCACCCTACCTTATATCCATTGGCTGTGTTGTCACTGCGTGCTCAGCTTTAGCAGCTATCCTTAAGATCGTAAATACCACATCCAAACTTTTTGGAAGTGAGTCTTATGGAGGCCCTAAAGCTGACCGTGACCAACCTCGTAGACGCATTAATATCACTCGAATGCCTAGAAGTCTCAAGGGTGGTTATCAACCCCAGAGTGACGCCTACACCACTCCAATACGTGACAAGGTAATGGCCAATACTGGCTATATCGAGGCAGGTGGTTGTAAACAAGGAATGACAATCATCGCAGGCACTATTCTCCGTACCGCGACTCATTTCTTTAAGGCGATGTACGCAGGTGAATGGATGCCTGATGGAGAAGTGGTCACGATTTATGTCCCTGAAGGTGGAGGCTTTCAGACTTATCAGTGGGCTTTTAATCTCAATGATATGCAGCTCTCTGAGACCATCGGTGGCCTAGCTTCTGATCTTTGTTTCATTAATTGCAAGAGGCTCTTTCCTTCAAAGAGTAATATTGTTACTCACCACGTCTCCGAGAGCGAGTTGTCAAACCGCAGGATTTTTCCTAAGGCCGGCATCGTCACTCGACTTAGCTGTGCTTCCTTGGGACAAGCCTATGTAGTTTATGACACAAGCAAGTTCATAAAGTACTCTGCAAGTAATGCCTGTGAAGATGATATAATTGTTCCCGCCCAAATTAACATTAATATCAACTCACAGAAAGGACAATGTGGCGAGTCAGTGGTAGCTGAGGTAAATGGAGTCGACAAGATAGTTGCCTCCCATTCTGGCAGTAAGTCAGGCGTTGCCTACTCCACTATTGTCACGAAGGAGATGTGTCAAGCTATGATTGACTTCTTTAATGACAATTCAGATTTTGTGAATCAGAATTATCAGGAGCCTTTTGGAGTTGAGCTTGCTGACGTTAAGGAGATTAATGGAGCGTACGTTCCGATTGGTTACGTTACAGACGCCCCTAAAGGTTGTTCTAACAAGACCAAGCTTAGACCTAGCGTTATTAAAGACAGCGTTCCTGGTTCAGACACCATGGAGCCTGCTCTTTTAGGCCATCCATCTGACATGAGAAGCTCAATGACCACTAAGATGCTTCTTTATGACGTTTTGTCAAGGACTATGCCCAACACATCTCCTATATGTTCGACTCTTATGGATAAGGCTGTAGAATCTATTTTTGACGAAGTTCGTAGATTCCCGCCCTCTTTCAAGCTTCGTGTTCTTTCTCTTTCTGAGTGTTTGAATGGCAATGACTATATGCATGGTTATCCAATGAGTGGTTCTCCTGGGTACCCTAGTACACTTGTCAGTAGGGGTGTTAAGGGCAAATATGCTATAATCTCTGTCGATGATGAGACTGGCCTTAGGACAATCACCCACGAGCCCACCATGCTTAGGTGGCAGGAAATGGGTGACATGTTGAGGCGTGGCGTAGTCCCTTACGTACCTTTCACTAAGGTGCTCAAGGATGAAGCTTTGCCTATTAAGAAGATTCTTGAACCTAAGACCCGTGGTATTGAGCCTGTAGACATTGTGTTTAATTTGCACCTCAAGGCATACTTCGGATCGATGTTGGCATGGCTGCAAGAGGTTAATGCCAATGTCCCTTTCAAGGTCGGCATGAACGTCTACTCCCCTCAGTGGGACGGTTTTGTTCGCAGACATCTCTCCGTAGGAGCAGAGGGGTTTGACGGCGATATTAAGACTCAAGAATGCATGATACGCTCTGAAGTCTACGATGCCATATATGACTTCACTGACAGAGTATACGCTGAGTTTGGCGAAACTCCGACGCCTGAAGAAAGGAAGGCACGTCGAGCCTTACTTTGCAGACTTCTTCACTCCTATGTCATGTTAGGCAACGTTCTCTATCGAACCAAGTTTGGTAATCCCAGTGGCAATTTCATCACTGCTTTTATTTGTTCATTCACCTCGGGATGTCTTTTGAGAGCAAGTTATTTTGTCTTGGCAGATACACACCAACCTGATCTTAATAGTAGCTTTGCCTACAATGTTAATGTGAGAGACTCACTGTCTGGAGATGACAATATCGTCACTCGTTCAAAACGAGTGGCCCACTTCTTCACAGGAGCAAACGTAAGCGACGTTTGCCTGAAGAAATGGGGTATACATTACACCGATAGCAGCAAATCCAAAGTTTACCCCCCGGATAAGAGTTTCTTTGAACTATCTTTTCTCAGTAACGTTACGCGTTCCTCAAGTGAATTTGCTGATATGGGAGTGGAATATCTACCGGTGTTGGGTGATTCCTCAAAGATTAAGTGTGCAGCATTTATACGCACCAGCGCTGCGAATGGCGATGCGTACATTGCATCAGTTGATAACGCTAATAGTCTTTTGAGACTGGTTGCCACATCTGGTCGTGAACAGTTTAAGAAGACACGCGACATGCTTTATCGTGGTTTTAATGAGTACGGGAATACTCCCGATCTGATTGACTACGAGATGTGCACTAAGAGATTTAGAGATGACACTCTTGACTTAGATGATCCAAATGATTTGGAGTCAAAGTTCATCCCTCACTCTTTCGCTCGCAAGGCGCAGGAATTGCTTCTTTGTCCCTCAAAGATCTTACCCACTCTCACGCGAGGTGCAGATATGCTTGGAACCTACTCTACAGTACGGGTTTGCGTCTCTGAACTCCGACTGACACATCCAATTGACCTTCCGAGTGCTGTCAAGGTTTTGGAAGAGAGGGTGGAAGCTCTCAAATCTAGCCGTGATGAAGGGGATTTTCTAGCTTCCAGATTGTTCGACAAGGCAGGTATCACCTCTAAGACACCGATCATTGTGCGTCAAGTTGGATATTTCTATGATCTATTGGAAGGCAATGGTCGAGTTGAAGCATTGAGACTCGCAGATTGTGGCCAATTTTTGATAGATGTTCGGTGCATGGATCCTTTAGGAGTTAGCTCGGGAGATTTCCAGCCCGAAATGGATGGACTTAACCTCATATCGTCATCTGACACGCAGATTGGAGGTGGTCAACCTTCGGAGGTAAAGGATACGTCTAATACTGGTGAAGAAGAGTACACATTCTCTGGCTTTGTTAACAGGGAGCAGCTGATATCCAGTGTTCTCTGGTCATCTAGCAACCCTCAGCACACCATCCTTTCAAGTTTCAATGCACCTTTCGGCCTCATAGGTAGAACCACTAAAGATGCTGTGGCAAAATTCGTCTACATTAAGTGTGGTGTGTCTGTTCGAGTCCAAGTTCAGTCCAATGCTTTTCAGCAAGGAATGTTGTGCGTGGTGTTTTGTCCCCTCTACGGCGTGGCTCGAACTCTTAAGTATCAACTCAATTCACTTGCGTCCATATCAGTTGCTCCTAACATGCAACTCATGGCAGGTGCTACATCTGAGGTTACTTTCACCATTCCTTATATTCACCCTTACAACGCTCTCAACACGGCTAACTCCAGCGACTCTGAGTTTGAGACTTTAGGGACTCTGAGTATTGTGGTGTTTAATCCCTTGAGAACTGGGATTGGTGGTCAAGAAACTTGTACAGTCAATGTTTATGCTCGTTTGACTGAAGCTCAATTGACCATTCCACGACCACCCCCTTCTAACCCTGGATTTGCTGCCCCTATTTATAGAGGCGTCACTCCGACTAGAAGACCTGTTGTTAGTCGTCCACCTGCTCGTAGAGTGTTCAATTGTCAAAGCTTTGAACCTCAAATGGACAATATTAGTAAGGTTTTGACAGGAGCAATTGACGCTGTCGGTACTGCCAGCGCGCTTGTCCCGTTTCTTGACGTACCTTCGGATGGGTCACAGCCTGTGAATTTCCTTCGAAGGGCTGCACCGTATCTCAACAGTACGGAGAACCTGATCCATTATCCCAACGTCATGGACGATAATCCAGGTCAGGTTTCCATGCCTAATCCCTCTGATATTGGCACAAGCTCGCAGGAAACTGCGTTCTCTCACGCCATGACCCTTCCTTGTTTCATTAACACGATTACCCACAAGGTTGATGATCTTGAAGGCGATGTATTGGCTAAGATACCTATGTGTCCAGTCGTAAAGACCCTTAATGCCGACGCTGATGATATTGTCCAAGTGCCTCTTTGCGAATTCTTTGCGTTGCAATACGCATTGTGGAGAGGATCTCTTAAACTTAAAGTTCAAGTCATCTGTACCAGCATTCAGACAGGACGTCTTGCGATATGTAGTCACTACGGTTGCAGTTCAGATGATGTGGCATTTGAGGATATCATGTCCCAGAACTGCACCATAATGGAGTATGGAAATGGATCGAATTCCATTACCGTCGACATTCCTTATAGAAGTAATCATCCTTGGCTGAAAGTGCCCACTTACTCCATGTCCAATGGAGGTGTGGGACCTGCTGTGGACAGTCTCAATTATCTGATGGGCGAGTTGTCAATTAGAGTAGTCACTAGAATGGCAACAATGGCGTCTGTGGCACAACAGGTAGATATCAATCTCTACTATTGTTGTGGTGACGACATTCAATTCGCCTATCAGAGTTCTCGCTTTGTGGATTATACACCTGTTCTAGAAAGCAATCACCGAACTTTGCCTCCTGTGGATGATCTACGTGAATGGGATGACGATGATTCGAAGTGTCCTGAGTGCGATAAATTCGTCCCGCAAATGATGATGGGTGAAGAAGCACCACCAGCTGAAATAAAGGAAGATCAAGAGACTGTTGTTCTGTCTAATTCAGCACAGAATGCTCAAGGAGGTACGTCTTATGAGGCCAATCAAGCAGATTTTACAACTCTCACCCGCCGTTTTACTGCCTTTATGCACATTCCGAAGACCCCTACTCCAGCTGATATTGTCATGACTACTGGAGATCCATTTGTGCGAAGGACTCCTCTTCCGAATACTGAGTTCCCAATGTGCGGCAGTTTGTGGTCATCACTCCCTTTCGTGGTTTATAGTGGAGCTATGCGCGTGGTGGTTCGTTGTGAATCACATCTTACCATGCATGCTGATAGAGGCACTCAGATGGCGAACACTCCTTACCCCTACATCAAGACGGGCGTTTCAGGAGCTGGTCCTGTTGACTACGTTACTGCAGAAAACGGCTTCACTACGATGCAGTTCCCAATGACCATACCCAATAAGTTTATGATCATACCTAAAGATGAAGCCGACGCTAAGAATGACTTGTGTGCTGCAGCAAGTCTTATTATTCACGCCTCTCCCGCTGACAATCGCCAAGAGTTCACTGCGTATGCCGCCACTGGTGACCATATGCATTTCTCACTCTTGTCTTTCGTGCCTCATATCCACGTCAACCCAACGCCATTTTTCCGTCACGTGAGATCTTATCAGGCTAACTTACCTGAGTTTGTCTTAATGCTTGCCGACCCTGCAGGCATGCCCTGGCCTTTTGGTCAAGCTAGCACGCTTACTTACCTCCAGGATTTAGTTCCAACCGGCTTAATTGGTCAGCCTCCTGACAGTGTCCGTGTACCAGTTGACATATTGGATGATAGTGAAGTTTTGTCATATATGGGCATCACTGCCCCCGCTAGCAGGGTCTATAATTCAGGCCAGACTCAAGTTGTCAAGATTAACTTTATCACTTCGTTGGTCAAGTTACATACGAGTGAGATTGGTGTTGTTCCTGGCACGCCCGGCGTCCCTGTCAACTTTGGTCTTGATAATGACAGTGTCATTCCTCTAGGCACTGCAATCCAAGTCGGAGGTCAAAGCGGAGCTCCAGGCTGGAAGCTTACCGCTCAGGCATACGCTAACGCTGACGTCCGCATCCTTTTGGGAATTGCAACTAACGAGATTGCCTTGCCCGCACCCGGTCTATCTTATGCTGTCGGCCTTACTGCTGACCAGATAGCTCCCATTACAGCTGCAGCTGTTCCATTTCAGGATGGAGAGCTGTACAATTGGGACTCCGACCCCGGCCACCTGAAGT